GCCTTGTCGTGGATTGCCCTTGCGGCATCCAGTGGCGTTGGCTGGAATAGGTTGCCCGGCTTGGGGGAGGTTTTTACGGCGGTCACTTGCGCCTCCTGTTGATCTTGCCGACGAGGAACTTCATGTCGGATTCCAGTGAGCGCACTTCGGCCTTGATGATGGTGATGGCAGACTTCAGGCGTCCCTTTTCGATGAGGATTGGCCGGAAGCGCACCCGCATCTCGTCGAGACTTGCGGTGCCGCTCCGCATGAACTCGCGTTGCCGCTGTGACAGTTTGAACCCGCCTTCCTCCTCGAGCAGCGCCTTCCAGCCCTCCACGACAAGGCGCTGCTCATCATTGTATGGGATCATCTGTGCGTTGAGTTCGACCTGTTCCCTAAGAAGCCCGGCTTGGGCCTGTCTTGCTCTTTCCAATTTTAATTTAGTCCTCTCCAATTCGTCCGCGATTTCCCCGTTCCCTGTAGAAATGAATTCCGCCTGCGGAAATTCTCGCGAAAGCGAGAAAGAATTTCCGCTCCTTGTGCGGAATTCATTTCTACTTAGGGAAATCTGTGAATTCCGCAGGGGGGTCTGCGGAATTTGTCGGAATTCATCATTACCGAATTCCGCATTTCCGAAGAGGTCTTTCTGACCTTGCGTCATGTCACTTGCCATTACTAAGTAACTCGCTCCAAATTGTCTTATTTACTTGAATCCCGTTGACCTCTTTTCCGCGAATTTCGACCTTTGCGGCCGCGAGCAGACCGCTCTCCAGCCACGCCCGCATGCCGCGTTTTGCGGCTTCCTCTTCCCATCCGGTGAGGTCCATGATGAGGGTGCCGAGCCAGCGTGAGTTGCCCCTGCCCCTCTTGCTGTCGGTGTATGGTTCTCCGGTGGGCTGGCCCTCGGCGGACAGGATGCCCATGTCGATGGCTTTGAGGATGGTATTGATGGTTTCCATCGGCACGGCTGCCCACGGGCCTGGAACCTCCCATTTGACCGGGACGCCGACGCGGTCGCCTGGGCGGCCTTCTTCGCCATTTGCCAGCCTGACGCTGTCGAGGTGATACCAGTCCGACCGTTCTGCCGGCGGGGCGAGGTTCATCTTGTCTGAGTAGACGCGGAAGAAGAGGCGATGGTTTTCGACGCTGAACCGCTCGCCTTCTGCTTGCGTCATCTGGTTTAGCACCCGTGTGTCGCGTGTGGCATCGACGAGGGCTTTTGCGCCGCGGCTGGTTTCGGCTGTGACCTCGCCGTCGCCGTTTTTGCGGGTATGGTGGACGAGTTCGATGGCGATGTTGCACTGCTCGGCGAGCAGCACCCACTGGCGCATGACGGTGTTGATTGAGACGTTGTCGTTCTCGCTGACCATGTGCGAGGCGACGAACGGATCGATTGAGATGACATCGATGCCGAGGCGGTCGATCTCCTTTTTGAGCATCTCGATGTGTGGCCCGACGATGATCGTTCCGGTGCGGCGCTCCTGTTCGGCGATGCACAGTGGCGTGTCGCGCCCGGAGTTCAGGAACAGGCGCCCACCGATGTCCTGGTTGGTGATGCCGTACTTCTTTGCGATGGCGACGATGCGCCGCTCCAGTTCTTCGCGGGGATCTTCAAGGCACCAGACCCAGACCTTGAGTGGCTGCTCGACGGGTGTTCCGAGGAGCGGCTTTCCGGTCGCCATTGCGAGTGCCTCGGTCATCACCAGAGACGACTTTCCGACGCCGCCGGGTGCGATGGTGGCCGACACAAACCGCCTGATCAGGTGATAGCCGTAGACCCACTGCCTTGGCGGTATGGCGGCTTCGTCCGGTAACACAAAAGCATTAGCGGAGATCGGCGAAGATTGGCTTTGCCCCGCAGCGGCGGCTTCCGGCTTTGGGGCTTTCTCAAAATCCTCGGGATCGATCTCCAGGGTGTCGAAATCGACCAGCGGATCTTCCTTCTGCTTCCAGCCGACGACGTTCTTGGCTTCGGCCATCGCGGCTTCCTGATTCCCGCCGTGGCGTAACCGGGTGAGGACGCCGAAGGCATCGTTGAGCCGCCCTGAGAGCGGATCGTGGGCGCCGTGGTGGCTGTAGATGACGATGTCGCCGCGCTGGGTGCCTTTGAACACGGTGACGCCGGGCGTCCCTGTTTCGGAACTGGGGGCGATGAAGCGCATGCTATCGCCGCGCTTATAGGCGAACTTGTAGCCCGCCTGTTCCAGCATGTACTTGACGGTGGACATGGTGGCGGCGTTGTTGAACTGCTCGATGGGGCTGGGGCCGCTTGCGGCTGGCTTGGGCTTCGGTGCCTCCTGCCGCTGTGCTGCGGCCTCTGCGGCGGCTTTCTGGCGCTTGGCGAGGCCCACGGCTGCTTGGACATCGACTTCCTTGCCGACGAGGCTGGCGAAGCACTTATAGCTCTCGACATACTGCGGCTTGACGCGGGGCAGATACCACGCCTGCGCCCAGGTCTTCGATTCCTTGTTGCTTTCGACATAGCACCCGGCGGCGTGCATCTGGGCCATGACGAAATCGACGGCGGCTTCCAGTTCGGCCGGCGACTTCATGCGGGCTGGCAGGAAGGCTCGCCACTTATTCAGGATGCCGGGCGTGTTCGTGTGGGTGGTATGGATCACATACTTGTAGCCGAGGCGGTCGAGGGCATCGCGGGCGACTTCGATGGGTGTGGAGTTGCCCTTGGTCTTGCCGTCATCGGGATCGACGGCCATGAAGACTTCGCCCGTCTGGGGATCGAAGCTGCTGTCGCCGTCGATGATGAGGAGTTCGGCCTCGAGCAGATTGTCGTTTTCGCGGGTGTATTCCTTCAACATGCCGCCGCGCAGCATGTATGATCCGTTTTTCGGCCCGACCGATGGCTTTGCCATGCGCTGGGCGAGTTCTTCCCAACTGTATTCCTTCGGGATCAGGTCGGTGTTGGTTGCGGGTCCACGGCAGAACGCGAGCAGCATGTCCATCACGCCCTCTCAAGCCGGATGCCGGCGCCGCCGTTGCCTTCGGGCGTGAACAGGAACCATGCATAATCGATGCTGGGCTGCATGCCGCGATCAATGGCGCCCGGTGGCAGCATCTTGGTTCGGCCGACCATAAGGATCTCCGCGAGATGCCCGAGCATCCAGGCGCGGGACTTCGCGGTGATGAAATTGAACCGGAGGATGGCCCAGACATCGCAGCCGAGGGAGAGCATGTGGCGGATGTGCTTGTCGGCCTGATTGTACGGCGGGTTGATCACACAGACGGGCGCGTGCGGCTCGCGCTGCTGGAGGAGGTCGACGCCGATGTGGATCGGCCACTGCTTCGGGAACGGGTGATCGTGGAGTTCGGTGCCGACGGCCTTGCCGCCCGCATCATGGACGGCCTTGACGATGTGGCCGAGGCCAGCGGATGAATCCCAAACCCACGTTTCCTTGAGGTGCGGCCGGGCGCGGTATAGGCGTGTGACGGCTTCATGGGGCGTGACATAGAGATCAGCTTCGCTGCGTTCGTACTGCGGCAGGTTGCTGTGGCGGTGCGAGCCGCCGGAATTCATCAGCGATGACTTTTTCATTGCTGGCCCTGCTTGACGCGCAGGCGGGCGATGAGTGCGTCGAGGCGCCGGATGACCGCGCGGTGCCGGCGCTTGCGGTCTAATTCCCGGCGGGCGGTTTTGACGGCGTCGACGAGATCGGCTGCCCCTTCGGACAGCCATTGCAGAATCTTGCTCACCTTGATTGCTCCCTGATTTGCCACATTTGTGTTCCCGCATCCGGGGTGTTGTCAATGCTTTTGCATTATCAGCAGGCAGCCGAAGCCGCCTGCTGGGGGTGTTGATCTACTCAGGTTGATTACTAACCCATTCACGGATTTCGCGTTTCTCGTCCGCCGTTGCGCCGCTGAAGAGCGTCTGAATTTTTTCCAGCCGTGTCTTCTCGCGAACGATCCCGGCGGCGATGGCAGCCTTTCGCATCGACTTGAACTCGCCACGGCTGACGGCAGCAGCGATTTCAGGGTTGTCACGTTTCAGTCTGGCGGCGAGGTAAGTGGCATTCGTGCTGCCCCTGATAACCGTGTTTACAACACCCTTATCAGCCTGCTCTTCCTTGGTCGGCCTGCGAGGCTCGGCCAATACAGGCGCGTCAGCCATCACGGCGGCAGCCCGCTCCTCGAGCTTATCCGCCGCTCGCTGTGGCGACTTCTCTTCGGTGTATTCGCGCAGCCAGTCGATTGTGCCGACGAAATCCTCACACCAGTGCGTGACGTAGGCATAAACATCCTTCACGCTCTGCCACGGTTCGGGCACCCATAGGTCGGCGAACTTGCTGGGTCTCGCCGGGTACTGAATCAGCGGTATCGCGTCTCGCAAGAGGCGACAGAACGAACGCATTTCAGCAGAATCCGCACCGCTAGAGGCGTGCTTCACGGCAAAAAACACGACTTTCTCAGGCGTATATTCGCCGCGCTCCCAACGCCGCCGCATGTCCATAAAGCTGTCGATCATGCTGCGCTATCCCAAGACTCGGAGTCATAAGCCGACGGATCGTTCTGCGCCGCGAGGCCGGGCAGCCATTCAGCCTTGTCGCGCACGAAGTAGCTGCACGCCAGCTCGATGATATGCTGCTTGTTCCGCTCGTCGAGCAGCGCATGCGCGAGCTGCTTTTCAAACGGCTGGCAATCCTTGCGCCCGGTGCTTTTGAGCTGGAACTTGCGTTTCACGGCATTGCGCACGGCCATCGAGGCGGCAACGAAAACCTCATTGCGCAAACGCCCGACGCAGGCTTTGCCGAGGCGATCCGCAACGATCATGGCGAACGAGCCGCCAATCGGCGCAAGCCCGGCGTTCACGTCGTTCTTATTGCCGAGCATGATTTTCTGATAGTCGAACAGCGTCAAGCTCTCGATCAGGCGGATGCGCGATTGATAGGTGCGCATCTCCTCGGTTGCCTCGTAGATGACGAGAACGTCACCCTCCTTCACGCGCCGCACCTTCTCGGCCCGCATTTCGGGGCTTAGGCCCGGCGACAACTCGCCGCTCTCAATTGCCTTGGCGAGGATCGCGGCAGAGAACTCTGAATCCGAGGCCTGCTCGGCGAGAACGGCAGGCGTCGGCAGGGCGCAATCGGGAAGGTTAAAGATCGCCTTCGGCATCTTGCCCGGCTCGAGCCGCACCAGCTCGTCGACATAGGCCTCGACGAGCGCCTTCTCGCGCTCGCTCGGGCGGTAGCTGTCAACGTACTGCGAGATGACGCTGTCGCGCCGCTCCTCGAGGGTCAGCCCGGTTGACGGCGTTGCGCCGAGGATGTTTGCTATTGCAAGGCGGTCAGCGGCGGGGATCGACACAGCAGGCTTCGCTATCGGATGGTGGCCGACCTCGTCCTTGACATCCAGCACTTTAACGAACCTTTCCATCTCGTCATCGTAGTTCTCAATGAACTTCAGCGCCGCCTTCAAAGCCGACGTGAACGGGCCATCGACCGCGCCCGGCTGCGGCATGTCGGCTGCGGCATCCCAAACGATTGTTGCATGATCATTTTCCGCAGCCTCGCCCTTCAGCGCCGAGCGAACGGCACGCCCGAGGCGCTGTATGATCTCGATCATCGACAGCGACGGATCGATCCACACGATGATCGAGCAATACTTGTTATTGATGCCAAACTGCCCGATGTCGACCACGAACACGAGGCGCTTGCTTTTCCTCGAGGCAGGCTCGCTGACGGCGATCATCCAGGGGTGATTGCTATCGCCGAGCTTAGGCCCTTTCACGCCCGAATAGACGGCGGTCGAGATGTCAGGGAACGCGAGCTGCAGGGCCTGCGTCTTGGCGATGTTCCCGCAGCGGATCATAACGTGGTTCGGGTAGCCGGTGCGCTTGCTGCGCGCGTCAGCGACGGCGATGGCACGGTTGACGACAGCGATCTCACGCGGCAGGGATTTGATAGAGGTATTGCTCGCCTTTTGAATTTCAGCGCCGAGCATGACATCAGCCTCGCCACCCTCGACGCGGATATAGGCGTGCTTCTCGACGCCCTCGTCGAAGTTGAACAGCTTCTTCATAATGCCAAGTTTACGGCCTGCCTCATAAGAGAAGGTCGAGAACATGACGAAGTTGTTCCGGTAAGCGCCGCCGTCCATGTCGCAGAACAGCACTCCATCAGCGTTCATAGGCGTCGCAGTGACCGCGAACTTGAAAGCACCCGGCGCGTTGCGGGCGATGTTGAGATATTGATCGATGCCAAATTGCGCTTCATCGATGATGATGGCGTCGAAGCGGCTCAGCACCTCGGCCCGGCGCTCCTCGGTCATCGAGTTCGCCTTGTCGCTATCCCACAGTGATTGAGGGCAAGCGACGGTCACGTCGGCAGTGTGCGACCAATGGGCCGGGTCAGTGACCTCGACGACGGTCGGCGCGAAATCGCAGATGCCGTGATCCTTCAGCTCGCTCTTGATCTCGCGGGCGAGCGACTGAACGAGGCTGCGCTGATGAACGAGCCAGAGAACCTTCTTCACCCGCCTGGCGTTCGGTGCGATCTGCTTCTTCAGGTGATTGATGCCGAACAGGATCGACAGCATGCCGAGCGTCTTGCCAGCGCCGACCATCCACGCGAGAACCATGAAGCGGTTCAGCAACGGGGCGTGATCGACGAACATCGAGCGATATTCGCCATGCACCAGCGCATAGCCGAGTGCCAGCTGATGCTTGCGCAGCTTAGTGAGGTCGATCTCGTTGTCGAAATAGAGGTGGCCTGAATAGATCAGGTCGGGCTTCGTGTACTTCTTGCGGTTCTCGCAGGAACACAACCATTGCAGATTCGTGATGTCGTTTGAGCCGCCGTTGGCACGCGCGACGATGTGATCGAGGTCGACATCGTATTCGCCGTTGACGACACTTTCACACGGAACCTTGCAGCTTCCGCCGAGGCGTGAACATTGCGTGTTCACCTTCATCTTCTCGTAGGTGTCGAGGCTGACGCCAGCCGGAACGCTTGAGGCGGGCCTGCCGCGATATGGGGTGTTTTCCATTCCTAAATCCTTTCAAAAGGGCTGCATTCTTACGAAAACGCAAATGCCGGTTATGTGATGAGGCCGCCCTGCAGGGTCGAACGCTCGAATCGGTCTTAACACCGTTGCGTCACGCTTATCAATGCTTTTGCAACATTGGCAGCCGGGCGAACCTGGCTGCCGATTTTTGCTAGTACGACTTCAACCAGGTCACGGCGCCCATGCTGCCCATATCTGGATCTGGATGGCAGATGGCGCATGTGTATTCATCTTCGAACCTGAGATCGTCAGGCTCTCTGCGAACCATCTTCCAATCTTGAGCGTCGTGGTCCCAAGTGGCGCATACATTCATCATGTAAACGTCACTTCCTCCGCAATGCGGGCAGGTTGGATACTTCACCCCAGATCCCGCTCCATCGCGGCCTTGCCCAGCGGCGTGTCCGCCAGATCGCCGAGGGCCGACAGATAGGTGTCGATCATCGCCTGCTCTTCGACGCGGGCCTCCATCGTCTTCTTCCGAATCCCGATCACCTTGCGGAGGGTCTTCGTGTCGAACCCGTTGGCTTTTGCTTCCGAGTAGACCTGCTTGATGTCCTCGGCGATGCCAGCCTTCTCGGCCTCGAGCCTCTCGATGCGCTCGACGACCGACTGCAGCTGCGCGTTGATATTGTGGCCTTCCTTCATGGTTTTGGCTCCTGCATGCTTCAGCGGATACGGCGTTGGTGGGCGCGGACTGCGTAGTAGATCGCGTCGCATGGCCCCATCTGGCGCTGAATCAGGTGAACGGCGCCGGTTTCGCAGAACTCCATCACGAAGGCCGCGAAGTGGTTCAGCTGGTGGCGGACTTCATCACGCAGCTTGCTGAAGCCTGCGAGACGGTCCTCTGCCAGATTGCCCCTGTAGTATGCGACAGCGGAGCCAGGTGAGGCGCTGACGATCCAATCATGAAAAGAATTGTGATCGTGCGGCATCGCGAAGTAGTCGATGATCTTGTACTTGTTCATGGTGTCCTGTTTTGCTGCAAATGCATTACAGGCGGGCATGGTTAGCCCGCCTTTGGGTTGTTCTTAGAAGCCGTCGTCATCCATCGCGGCTGCGGCGGGCTTCTTGGCGGTGGCAGCAAAAGGATCGCCGGTGAACTCGCCCGGTTCGTCGGGGGCATCGACGACATCAAAGTCATCCAGCGATGAGCCGCCGTAGACGGGCTTGATGACCTGGACAGCGGAGAGCGCGAAGCTGATGCCGCCCTTCCCTTCGGGGTCGGTGGCGGGGAACGCGGAGATCTTCAGCGTGCCTACAGAACCCGACCAGATGTCAAGGTTTGCGAGCGGCTGCTTCTTGTGGTCGATCACGGTCGGCGGCGTGTTGACCTTGCCGGCGGCCGTGGTTCCCTTGCGCTTGGCCGTGAAGCTTACGCCACCCTCTTCCAGCTTCTTCATGCCGAACACAGTGCTGAATTCGGGAAGCTTCGGATTGCGCTTCCGGCAGGCTTCATAGTGAGCCTTCATTTCTTTGTAGAGCGCCTTGGCTTCCGCCTCGGGATACTTGAACGACACCGACCACGCGGCATTCGTTACGGTCGGCGCACAGGCTTCGCTCTTCTTCTCGACTGAGTTGAAGCGATAACATCCGTTGAGGCGCGGATACTGGAGTTCCACGCTGCGGATCATGAGTTCCTTGAAATCTTCGTTCTGAGCCATGCTCACTTTCCTTTTTCTTGCCGCGTGAATGACGCGCCCGCGGCTTGCGTGTCTTCCCGTCTCCAGGTTCCCGGCGCCTTCGGGTGCGTAGTCCGAAGGCCGCCGGGTAGACTGGGGGGGGGATTGACTCAAAAGTTTTCCGTGTTTGGAAATCCTTATGGACGAATTACCCGCAGTTCCGCTGCGGGGCCGGATGCAGCCACTACGGCTGAATTTCTTGATCCGCGCCGTCGAGCAGGCGTTCGACGCGGATGTTAATCTCGGTATGCTTGTCTATTTCCCTCTGGAACTTCCGCACGGCGTGCATCGTGGTTGAATGCTCGTCGTAGCCGAGGAATTCGCCGATCTGGGGGAAGGACATTTTCGCCTTCTCCCGCAGGAGCCAGCAGCAGTGGTGCCGGGCGGCGACGATTTCCCGGTCACGCTGCTTGCCTGTAATCGCGCTTACTGCCACGTTATGGGCAACGGCGACTGCCAGCAGTACGCGCTTGTGCGAATACCTGAGACGCCCCTCTGTGGGCGGTATCGCGGCCTTGACTTGCGGCGTCACCTTGGCGGTTAGGATGCGCGGCGCGGCGGGTGGTTTGCTTTCGCCCTTCCGTGCGACGAGCATCGCGTCGAGTTGAGAGCGGATGTAAGCTTCAGCGGCTTCAGCATTCATGGCCGGCTCTCCAAACAAAGCCTTCTCCACCGCATACTGGGCAGGAAACCTTTGACGGCCGCTCGGACGGGTCCACGGTGAAGTAGGCGTGGGTGACGCCGTATCCATCACATTCGTCGCATATTTCATTGCAGCCGCGCGGGCCGGCTGCGGTCTGGACTGCATTGCGCGGCAAAGATTTGTTGCGTCCACTGACAATGATGCGGATCACCATTTGTTGATCTCCGCGCGGATGCTGTCGATCTTGCTTGATGCCCACCTGGCGATCTCGTTGTTATCGATGAATTCCTGATCGCTGCGGGCTTTTTCCCTGCGGTCTTCGGCGCGTGAGAGGACATCCATCCACTGTTTGATTTCCCTGTCGGCCGCAGCTTTTGAGATTTCATGACGCATTTGCATTATCCTCGGGGAATAAAAACCGCTCTGGCGCCCAAGCCGGGAGTTCCAATTCAGCGAAGTTGCCGTAGGTGGGCCACACACCGGCGGTCGCACAATCGGAATAAATACCCAGCAATCGCTTGTATTCCGAGCGTCCCGCCTGAATCATGCTCTCGGGAACGTGGTAACCCATAACGGCGTAGGGGGGTGTCTTTTCGACAGCGGCGAAGACGAAGTTCTGGGCATCAATACCGTTGGCGGCGAGGCCGTCGAGATAGAACGCCGCCTGAACGAAATAGCGATACTTGTAGGCCGAGTTCACGAACCCGCGCGGCGAGGCATCATCTGTGGTCTTGATGTCAACGACACCAAACGGGCCAAGCCAATCGGGGCGGCAGCGGCAAAACACGCCCGATTCTTCGTCCATCCAGTAGACTGATAACTCAGGCACGCCCGTCGCCAGCATCTCTGACACCGGGTGGCTGTAGACCGACCGGGCCATCGCGGTCACAAGGGCGTGGGAGGCGCTGTCGATCACGGGAACACCGGCCTCAACAGCGCGGGCCTCGGCTTCGGCGTAGGACGCCTTGCCTTCCTTGGTGGCCCTGCTGGCCTTCTGCCAGACGATCCACTTGGCGTATTCTTCAGGCTCAAGGATCGCGGCGTGGGCGGCGGTGCCAAGAAACATGGCTGGCGTCTCTTCTGACGCGATCAGCTTGTCGATATACTTCGCCTTGTAGTGCGCTGGCGACTTTGCCAGAAGGTCGAGGCCGCTTTTGGAAATGCCCGGCCCGGCGTGGTATGCCTCATTCGACAGCCCGCAGTATATGCCGGGGTCGGACGGGGCCACAGTGGCCTTTCTTATGTTCATGATGCTCACCATCGCGAAAAGAACGGGGCCGAAGCCCCGCAGTTGACTAACGGGAGGTCGTTAGCAACCACGATGGTGGACGATTCCTAATGCATTTGCAACAGAATTTTATGCCGTTGCATTACGCCTGAAATTATAATGCCCTGTAGAGGCCGACGACCAGTCCGACGATAGTGATGGTGTCGCCGTCCTTCATTGCGACGGGGTGGCGCCATTTCGGGTTGGTCGATTCGGGCCACAGCTTGCCGTCCCGGTAAGACTTGATCGTGAGTTCGTAAGCCCCCTTTTGCTCGCGCTGGACGAGCAGCACCTCATTGGCGCGGGGTTCGCGCTTGATAGCCTTCCAAGGCTTGATCAGCGCGACATCGCCGTCCTGGATTACCTTGTTCATGCTGTCGCCAGCGACATTGACGCCGAAGAGAGGCTCGCCTCCCTGCCTTGCGTAGACCTTGCTTTTTGCATCCGTGAAGGGGTCAACCTCTCGCCAGTTGCCGGCCTGCGCGGTCCCGAGGATCGGGGCGCTTACCATATTCTTGAACTCTGGAACGTCGCGGGTTGCCGGGGCCAGCGTGATCAGGGTTCCGCCTTCCAGGGCATCGATGGTCGTATTGTAGGCTGCGGCGTAGCGGCGCAGCTGGTCGAGCTTTGGGTTGCGGAAGGAAGCCCCCGCCCCTTCGTGGGCAATGACTGTTGGCACGGGGATGCCAATGTGCCGTGCGGCATCCGAGGCTGTCCTGAAGCCAGCCGCCAATCGGGCGGTACGCAGGTTCCGCGCGATCAGTGGAAATGTGGGCGTTTGGGATTTCTTCATTATACTCTCACCTTTTTTATATGTGTTCGAACTTTTCCAACCGTCAGCATTACGTTAACACAAATTTCCTGATGCAATTGCATACTGGCGGATAGATAAACCTTATTTTCCAGAGGTCAATGCCATTTTGCGGGAAATGTTCCGGCTAACACACTCGTTAATTGCATTATGATTTAACGCTGATGCATAACGCAAAATCCACAGGTGAATAATGCTCTTGCATAATGCAGTCGCATCGAACTACTCTGATGTAACTGCGTCGTGCAGACCAGTGTAAGTGATTCTCAGAACCCTAGAGGAAGTCGTAAATTGAATTACCCCAAGAAGATCAAGGCTTTACGGAAAAACAAGGGATGGTCGCAAGCTGACCTCGCCATTCATCTTGGCGTCCAGCAGTCTACCGTTTCGCGCTGGGAGCGCGGCGACACAAAACCAGTGGGGCTTTACGCCTTGCCCCTGATCAAGCTTCTGTCAGAGGGAATTAAGCGCGGAGCATCCGTATGATTTGGCTCGGCGTGGACCCCGGAAAGTCCGGTGCATTTGCATTGGTTAGTAATGAAGGTCTTCTTCATGTCTTCGACATGCCCCTGACGCAAGTGCGGTACGGGAACAAGACAGAGCACGAAATCTGCCCACATCAACTGCGCGATGAATTGCTTTCGCTCCAGCACGAACACGGGAAAATCCGTGTCGCCGTGGTGGAGAAGGTTTCATCCTCCCCCCAGATGGGTGTTAAATCAGCTTTCAGCTTCGGCGAGGGTTTCGGCGGCGTGAAATTCATGCTGGCGGCTCTTTGCATCCCGGTCGAATTCGTTCGCCCCCAGACATGGAAGAAATACATGGGCCTCGACGCAGATAAGAAGGCATCGCTCGCCCTCGCCCGCGCAAAATGGCCCGCCGCAGATCACTTCACCCGCGCCAAGGATGATGGCCGCGCTGAAGCTTCCCTGCTGGCCGAGTACGGCAGAAGGAACGGCCTGTGAACGTCGAAGAAATCCTGAACGAACGCGAGAACACGCACGGCGACTTCCGCGAGACTGCGCGGATCGCACAGGCGCTGAAGAGAGTGATTATCCATGCCCGGCAAGGGCGGCAACTGGACGCCGCCGCCGCCGAAGCCTTGGACATGATCGCGACGAAGATCGCCAGAATCCTGTCTGGCAACGCGAGCGAGCCAGATCACTGGGTCGACCTGTCTGGCTATTCGATGCTGATCGCGCGGAGGTTGCTGGCAGAAGGAGCGAGTTTTGTTCGCACGCCCGCATCTAATGCAGTTGCGTTAAATATGGATGATGCGTGATGCGTTACTTGAGCGTTTGTAGCGGCATCGAAGCCGCCTCTGTCGCATGGCATCCGCTGGGCTGGGAGCCGTTGGCGTTCAGCGAGATCGAACCATTCCCGCGTGCTGTACTGGCCCATCATTACCCAGACGTGCCGTGCCACGGCGACTTCACCGTGCTGCGCGATCTGCCGTTCATTGTTGATGCAGATGTGTTAGTCGGCGGAACGCCATGTCAGGCATTTTCGGTCGCGGGCCTTCGCAACTCTCTCGCGGATGAGCGCGGCAATCTTTCATTGGAATTTGTGAGGCTTGCAGATGCAATCGACAATCTTCGACTTTCTGCCGGAAGAGAACCCGGCATCATCGTCTGGGAGAACGTCCCAGGAGTTCTCTCCGTCAAGGACAACGCCTTCGGATGTTTCCTCGCTGGGCTGGCGGGGGACGTTACCCCCTACGTTCCGCCACGGGGGAAATGGACAAACGCGGGTGTGGTTGATGGACCCCAGAGACAAGTCGCGTGGCGCGTCCTCGACGCCCAATACTTCGGACTGGCCCAACGACGCCGCCGTGTGTTCGTTGTCTCAAGTGCTCGAGCAGGGTTCGATCCCGCAGAGGTTCTTTTTGAGTTCGAAGGCGTGCAGCGGCATACTGCGCCGAGCCGAGAAACGGGGCAAACAGCTTCCGCCAGCACTGCAAGCCGCGCTGGAGAGCGTAGCCATTGGGACGGAGACTTCCCCCACCCAACCCTGAACCAGAGCGCCAAGGTCAGTGGCGGCGTAGGCTCATCTAATCAGGAATTGTTCTCGCAGCGTGGGGCGTATCTTGCCCCGGCGCATCCTGTTGTCATGGCGCACGGACAGGCCAATGCGGAGATCAGGACAGACGGCGGCACCCCCGCGCTGACCTGCATCCATGAGGCGCCGATTGCTGCGTATGCCGTCATGGAAGATCCGGTTCCGCCGCTTATGGCGCGGAGCAGCCGTGGTGGAGCGCAGACATTGTCGCCCGGCCATCAGACGGACGGCCACATGGTCGCCGTCACCCACTCCCGCGGCGAGGGCTTCGACGC